GCCTCGACAGCGTCAGCGGCATCCTTTCGCTGTTGCACATGGCGCCGCTGTTTACGAGTGCCGCCGGGGCCGCGACCCCCAACGCCCTCGGTCTCAATTTCGCCTCGCCGCTCGCGATCGACGGGATGGGCAACCTCACGAGCCTAATCCAAGCCGCGCCCACCGATGCTGCCTATGGCTTGACGGGGACGACCTGGGGAAAGGTGGTTGCGCTCAATGGCGCGACTATGACCGGGCCGCTTGTCCTCAGCGCCGACCCGACTACGCCGCTGAGCGCTGCCACGAAGCAGTATGTTGACGCCCGTGCTGGCGTGTCCTCGTGGAACGCCCGGCTCGGCGACGTTGTCATGACGCTTGCCGACGTGACCGGGGTCGGCGGGGCGCCGATCGCCAGCCCGGCGCTTACCGGCACGCCGACCGCGCCCACGGCCGCGCCGGGGACCAACACCACTCAGCTTGCGACGACTGCGTTCGTCGCGGCCTCCTTTGCCGCCGGTGTGACCTCATGGAACGGGCGCTCTGGGGCGGTGACGTTGACGCTTGGGGACGTGACCGGCGTCGGTGGCGCGCCCATCAATTCGCCCCCCTTGGCCGGCACCCCGACCGCGCCGACCGCCGCGCCGGGGACGAACAGTACGCAATTGGCGACCACTGGTTTCGTCGTCGCTAGCTTTGCCCCGCTCAACTCGCCTGCCTTCACCGGCGCCCCTACCGCGCCCACGGTCGCGGCGTCGAACGACAACACGACGAAGATTGCGACAACAGCGTTTGTGCAGAGTGCGTTGCCGGTCGCCTCAACGACTGTGCCGCTTATGGATGGCTCCGCGGCCATCGGCGCGAGCCTCACATGGGCGTGTGCTGACCACGTCCACCCCACCGACACGAGCCGGGCGCCGCTGGCGTCGCCGGCCTTTACAGGCGCGCCAACCGCGCCGACCGTGACGCCCGGAACCGATAGCTCGACGAAGCTCGCCACGACGGCATTCGTACAGAGCGCCGTCGCCGCTGCTACGGCTGGCGTGACCTCATGGAACACGCGCACCGGCGCCGTTACTTTGACCCTTGCGGACGTGACCGGGGTCGGCGGTGCTCCGATCAACTCGCCGGCTTTCACCGGGTCTCCGTCCGCGCCAACGCTCGCCCTCAACGATCCGGCTGGGAACCCGCGGTCTTTGATGGGCCAGACCAGCGGCTCAAACCGGTGGGTCGTGAACCTCGGCGACGGCACGGCTGAGGCCGGTAGCAACGCCGGTTCTAATTTCGTCATCACGCGCTACAACGACGCCGGCACCGCCATCGAAAACCCGATGACGATCAGCCGCGCGGGCGGCGGCATTACCTTTCTTAGGGGCGTCCAGATCAACGGTCCCGCGACTGGTGTTAACCCCTCGCTCGCATTGGTGAAATCATCATCCGGCGACGCGGCCACCCTTTTCGGTTACGTGAACCCTTCGGCACCGCTGGCGCGTTGGCAAGTGGCGCTCGGTGACGGCATCGCTGAAAGCGGTGGCAACGCGGGCAGCAATTTTTCCGTCACCCCCTACAGCGACGGCGGCTCACCGTTGGCGACCGCGCTCACGATCCGGCGGTCTGACGGCTCGTGTCAAATTCGTGGTACTCAGACCAACGACAACGCGACCGCCGGCAATGTTGGCGAATGGATCGAACCAACGCCGCTGGCGTGGGGCAACGCCAGCAATCCTAATTTCACGACCGGCGTTGCTCAGGCCGTTCTTTCGCAAGCCCCGACGAGCGGCGGCGATTTTGAGGTGTTCGGAAGCATCACTTTTTTTTACGCCACCACATCGCCGACGGTGAATTATCTCTTTGCATCGCTCAGCCTAGGCACAGGTGTTGACGTGACGCCGTCGAGAGTCACGGTGCAGGGTTTTCCAAGCACGCAGCCATTTAGCGGCGGCGGCCCTATCACGCTTCGCGTTGGGCCGGCACGGTTTCCTATGGCCTCCGCTACCGCCGTCAACTTGGTCGGCCAGGGGTCTTTTTCAGGCGGCGACCTGAAAGTTCAAGCGGCAAACTTGGTCTTAAAGCGTATTCATTGAATCGAGGACGCGCGTATGGACGTTCGACTTGTGCAAACGGACGACCCGGCGAATTTCTCTTACGCCATCGACTTCGCTCTACTGGGCAACGGCACGCTCGACACTGCTGACGCGCTGGCGACTGCCGTCATGGTGGCGCTCGGAACCGATCGGCTCGCGAACCCGAGCGACACGTTGCCGGACCCGGACTCGACCGATCGCCGCGGGTGGTGGGGCGATCTCGATGCTGAGACAATTTGGGGCGGATGGCCAATCGGTTGCCGCCTGTGGCTTCTCAAGCGGGAGAAGATAACCGGGCCGCAGGCGCGGCAGGGCGCGACTGTCGCTAGGGTGGAAATGTACATCCGCGAAGCCTTGCAGCCGTTCATCGACCTCAAGATTGCAAGCAGCATGTACGTGCAGGCTTGGATCGTTAATCCGGAGCGCATCGACGCGCTCGTGCAACTCTATCGCGGCCCTCAGCTTGCGGTCGATCTGCGTTATCAAGTTCTTTGGAATGAGATGGGGCCGCAAGCCTCGCTCGCGTACAGCGCCCCGCGGCAGCCGCCGCCTATTCCGGTGCAGCGCCGGCTAGCCGCGACCCCGCGAAGGAAATAATCCAAAATGCCTTGGCAGACCCCGACCCTTAGCGAAGTTCGCTCGCTGGTTCGAGACTACATCAACGGCACGTTGCCTGGCGCCGACGCCTCAGTACCGAACTCGGTGCTGCGCGTGATCGGGGACGTGCAAGGCGGTGTCAGCCACGAGGTTCTCCAATACATCGATTGGCTCAGCAAGCAGCTTTTGCCGGACACTGCGGAAACAGAGTGGCTCGATCGGCACGCCAATATTTGGCTCGTCAACGCGGACGGCAGCACCGGGCGCAAGCTTGCGACGGTAGCAAGCGGCACGGTCACGCTCACGGGAACTGCCGGGGTTCCCGTGGTCGCCGGCACGCTGCTCACGAGTAATGTTGGAGTCGACTACGAGACGCTTCAGGATTGCACTCTCGCGATGAATGGGGCGCCATCACTTGTCGGGGTCGTCGCGATTGATCCGGGATCGGCTGGCAACCTTGTTCCCGGCTCGCCGATCCAGATTCCCCAGCCGCCGCCCGGCTGCGACAATTCGGCGATTGTTGTTACTTTGACGGGCGGGACCGATCAGGAAACCGATGACGCCCTCCGCGCTCGGGTCCTCGACCGCATCCGGCAACCGCCTATGGGCGGCGATGCCAACGACTATGTGCAGTGGGCTTTGGCTGTGCCTGGCGTGACGCGCGCCTGGTGCTCGCCACTTGAGCAAGGGATGGGAACCGTTACGGTCCGCATCATGTGCGACGAGTTGAGGGCGACGAGCAATCCTTTGACCAACGGCTTCCCCCTGCCACAGGACATTGCCGCGGTGACGGCCTACCTCAACACGGTCCGCCCGGTCGCGGTCAAAGACTTTTTCGTGGTGTCGCCGATTCCCGAGCCGATCAATTTCACTGTGTCCGGCATGTATGCGGACGACTTCGGAACTCAGCAATCAGTAATCGAGTCCGTCACGGCGATGTTGCAATTAAAGGGGGCACCGGCCTACTCCCTCAATGGGGTGGGACAGCCGGCGCAGACAATCTACGCGGCGTGGGTCTCGGACGCGATCTTGGAGACCGCAAACGTTCAATATTTCGACCTGCAGATGACCGACCATCAGATGCCGACCAATGGCAGCCTTGCTGTGATGGGCACGGTTACGTTCCAATAAAAGAAGGCTTCTTGCGATGCCTGTGCAGTACGACATTGGCCTCAAGAGCACGCGCATGTCCTCCGTCGTCACCGCCATCGACTCGGGCGGCGCGCCGGGCGTGCTCGAAATATGCACTGTCGGATACGGGCAAGTCCTCCTGACCGTGACGTTGCAGCGGCCTTCTTTTAGTCAGAGCAACGGTATCATCACCTTGCTCGGCGTGCCCCTTGGAGGCATCGGTTCGGCCAACGGAACCCCGGCGGTCGCTCGCATCAAGGACAGCGCCGGCGCCATCCATGTTCAAGGCCTCACGGCCGGAACTTCCAACGCCGACATCATTTTGGTTAACCCCACGATTTCGGCCGGCCAGGCCGTCACGATCAATTCCGGCACCATCACTCACTCATAGGAGGCTAATTGTGGCTGGAGGTAAGGGGGCGATTTACGACAACGATTTTTTGAAACTGACCTTCAACGGGGTCCCTATCCCCAACATTGCCGACAACGCCGCGGCGTCGCCGTTCACGCAGTTTTGGCTCTCTTTGCACACCGCCGATCCGGGCGCGGGTGGATCGCAGACTACGAGTGAAGCGACCTATGGTGCCTATGCGCGGGTCGGTGTAGCGCGGACACCGAGCGGGTTTACGGTGTCCGGCAACTCGGTGACGCTCGCGGCAAACGCCAATTTCCCTGCGGCGACCAGTGGATCGGAGACCGAGGCATTCTTTGCTGTCGGCACCGCGCAGACTGGCGCCGGCAAGATACTCTATCGCGGGCCGATTACGCCGACTATTCCGGCTAGCACCGGCGTGCCGCCACAATTGACAACCGGAACCACGATCACTGAAAGCTGAGACGGCGATGGCCACGTGGAATCCGTCAGACAAGACCGCCGACATCATACTGAGCGGCGGAAATCTTGTTGCTGGGGTAAGCGTCGATAATAACAATTCTGAGGGAGTTCGATCGACAACGTCCATAAGCGCTGGGAAGGTCTATTTTGAGGCTTTATTCACCGGACCGGGAGGACTTAATACTTCTATCGGAATTTGCGATCCTAACATAGCCATTCCAACCTACGTAAATGGTGCCTGGAATGGTTTCATGATCATCCAGGACGACTCAACCAACCGCTCAGACTTTTATTATC